TGGCTGTTATGCTCCGTTTCTTTGCACCTTGTTACCATAATCAGATTATGGAGTTACACCGTAATACATACAAGTTGAAAGGAATTGGGCGATTTGGAACCAAGTACGAGACGCATTACGCACGAAACTCTGGTTGTCCGGATACCAGCGCGTTTAACACAATGATCAATGCATTTGTTAATTATTACGCGCTACGTAACACCAAGATTGATGGTGCTTACATGCCACCAGCTGTGGCATGGGAGCGCCTTAATAAGACCTGCATTTTTGGAGGCGATGATGGTTTGGTTGCTGACCCGACACCATCCCTTCCAATTGCGGCCCAAAATCTTGGACACAAGCTCACTATTGATATAATCAAACGTGGTGAGTTTGGTGTTACGTTTTTATCCAGACAATTTGGACCTAATGTTTGGACAGGCGACAATGCAAGCATGTGTGACTTATATCGACAACTAGCAAAATTTCATGCTAGTCCCAACTTGCCACCAGGAGTCACACCACAACGCAAATTGGCTGAGAAAGCCTATTCGTTCTACCTTACGGATGCAAACACACCAATATTAGGAGATTATTGTTCAGTTGCTACCCGTGTTTTAAGACCAGACCTTACTGATCATTCTTTAGACCCAATTCGCCGTTGGGGTGATCAGTTTGACCATGAGAGCCAGTGGCCGAATGGTTATCGTAGTTGGTACTGGGATATTGTTTACAATGATCCCCGTTTTGGTACCATTGCGATCAATGCCTGGGCCCATTACATTGAAGACGTGAGGAAAGAAGTAGAACGACATAACGATTGCGAAGCTGTGCATAAGTTGCTAAACGCCCCATTAATCGTGGAAATTGGGAGAGAAAAACCCAAAGTTAAAGCTACTGTGGACGGTGAAATAATCGACCCATCCGAAAAACAAAACGGTGCCAATGGCGCCCCTAAAACTGTTGAAAACAAAAAGAAAGACATATACCTTAAAAAGAAAATAACACAAGAAAATCATAAAGATAAACCAATTCAACAGAGAGGGCGATCATGGCTAGGACGTCGACAAAAGCCCGCCACGGGATAAATGTGGATTCGGGGCATATTCCTCCGCTGTTGGGCGGAGGGTTGTTTTAATTACCGAATATGCCCCGCAAACAAAGACAACCAAATGTCAACAAGAAACAACAACAACAAAGACGCAAGTCTACAACACAAATCACACGCATGCCAGCAAGGAACACCGTACTCACCCGGTCTAATATTGAGAAAATCTGCTCCGTTAATGATCCATTCTGCAAAT